GGAGGGACCTGCGATCCGCCAGAAAAATATGAATCGTGAGCGTTCGCGCCGCCCCGCCGGCAAGCAATCAGCGAAAGACGCCTACGCAGGCCGCAAGGCGCAGTCCGCCTCGTGGAACAAAAAGGTATCCGCAGCCGGCCGCGACATCGGCGACGTGCCGCCGGCTGCCGATCCAAAACGCCGCGAATCCTGCGAGCGTGACTTCCGCCGGTTCTGCGAGACATACGCCGCAGAATCGTTCCCACTGGCGTGGTCCGATGACCACCTGCGGGCTATCGCCAAGATCGAGGCGGCCGTGCTCCGCGGTGAGCTCTTCGCCTTCGCCATGCCCCGTGGCTCTGGCAAGTCGACGCTCTCCATCTGGGCCTGCCTCTGGGCGTTGCTCTACGGGCATCGTCCGTTCGTCATGCTGATCGGTGCCGACCAGGCGATCTCGTGCCAGATGCTGGACGCGATCAAGTCGCACCTAGAGCAGAACGAACTGCTCGCCGAGGACTTCCCGGCGGCGTGCTACCCGATACGGATGCTGGAAGGGATCTCGGCTCGAGCCCGCGGGCAGACGTCCAACGGCGAGGAAACGAAACTGACCTGGACTGCTGACCGGGTGACGCTGCCGTGGATCAAGGGAGCGCCGTCCGCCGGGGCAGCCGTTCGCGTCGCGGGCATCACGGGACGCATCCGCGGCATCTCGCACACCCGGCCCGATGGCAAGACTGTCCGCCCGTCGCTTGTGCTGATTGACGATCCGCAGACAGACGAGAGCAGCGCCAGCCCGTCGCAGGTCGCCACGCGGCTGCGTGTGCTGACGGGTGCCATCCTTGGTCTGGCCGGGCCTGGCAAGAAGATTTCCGGCCTGTGCACCATCACGGTGATTCGTCCCGACGACCTGGCCGAGCAGCTGCTGGACAAGCAGCGGCATCCGGCGTGGCAGGGCGAGCGGTCCAAGCTCGTCTACGAGTGGCCCACCGCCGAGGATCTGTGGGGGCAGTACGCCGAGCTGCGGCGTGAGGGCCAGCGATCGGGTGAGGGGTGTGCGGCTGCGGACAATTTCTACGCCGCCAACCGTGACGCGATGGATGCCGGTGCCCGCGTAGCGTGGGCCGAGCGACTGAACGAGGACGAGTTGTCGGCGATTCAGCACGCTTGGAACCTGCGGATCGACCGGGGCGAGTCGGCGTTTTTCGCCGAGTACCAGAATCAACCGATGGCGGATGACATCGCCGCCGACAAGCTGGACAAGCGGGAGCTCTCAGCCCGTGCCGTGTCGCTAGAGCGTGGCCGCATTCCGTTGGCACACCAGACGGTCACAGCGTTCATTGACGTACAGGAGCGGTTGCTGTATTGGCTCGTAGCGTCGTGGGGCGAGTCGTTTGGCGGGCACGTCGTGGCCTACGGCACGTACCCAGACCAGGGCGTGAGTTTCTTTGAGGCGGCCCAGGCGAAACGGACATTGGCACTCGCCGCCAAGGGTGCGGCGTTTGAGGGCGCGTTATCGGCTGGCCTTGAGAAGTTGACGCAGCAGCTTCTTGGCATGGAGTGGAAGCGAGAGGACGGGACCGCCATGCGGATCACGCAGGGGATGATTGACGCCAACTGGGGCAAGTCAACGTCTACCGTGCGGACGTTCTGCCGGCGGTCGCCGTTTGCGGGCAGCCTGCTGCCTAGCCACGGTGCCGGTGTCGGTGCATCATCGCAGCCGCTCACGGACGGCAGCAAGTCACGTGGCGACAAGGTGGGGCTGAACTGGCGTATCGGCCAGATCAGCGCCGGGCAGCGATCAACGCGCTACGACACGAACTTCTGGAAGACTTTTGTCACGGCTCGTTTGCGTCTGGCGATTGGCGATCCCGAGGCGATCACGCTGCACGCCGGCCGGCACGACATGCTCATCGACCACCTGACTGCCGAGTACCCGGTACGAGTCGAGGCGAAAGGCCGCGTCGTGGACGAGTGGAAGCTGGCCGGCAGGGAGAACCATTGGTTCGACTGTCTGGTCGGCTCGGCTGTGGCGGCCAGCATCTCTGGCATCCATCCCGTGGCGACCGAGGCGGGTGGAAGAAGCCGTCGAAAGGTGACAATCCCAACGAACGAGAACGGGAAACGGGTCATCCAGATCAAGCGGATGAAATGAACCAGATCACCCTCACCACCGTGGACGGGCTAGACCCGCGGGACATGCTGGCAATTCGCTCACGGCTGACGAAGCCGGGCAGCGAGTTTCAGCTAGAAGTCGCCACTGTGCTGGAAGGTGAAGGCAGCAGCTGCACGCCGCTGGCGGTCTGGCACCGTGACGGCGCGATGCTGGGCTGGGCGTGTTCACACGTCTGGCGGCAGATGCAGACGCTCGAGCAGTTTGTCGAGGAACGCTATCGCGGCGGCGGCATCGGCACTGCGTTGACGTCCATGCTTGTCGCGTCTGGCGTGATCGAGATCGCCAAACCACTGGCGGTCTTTTCGCCCACGACTGCGGACATTGCTCGCCGACTGAACGTCGCTGACGTCGTGCTGTTCCAGCGCAACGGCTCCGAGTGGGCCGAGGTCTAAGGCATACCCGGTCTGGTTCAGCCGGTTTTCCCCGTAGCGTTGCTCGCATGAGCGACGAACTGCGTCAAAAGATCGCCGAGACGGCTTCCGGTCCTTCTCGTGTCCGCACGGATGCGGGCGAGGTCGAGGCCCAGGATCTCGGCGCGATGATTGAGGCCGACAAGTATTTGTCGGCTCGCAGTGCCGCCACGAACAGCGGCAGCAACACGCGGCGCGGCCTGCGGTTCAACAAGCTGATCCCGCCAGGGACGACGTAGTGGGACTGTTCGGCAATCTCTTTGCGAAGACAAAGCCGCCTGCGGTGGCTGTGCCGTTGCACGTCCGAGCCCGGTTTGACGCCGCCGAGTCAGTGGATGACCGACGCCACTGGGCAAACGCTGATGCGTTCGCCGCCGATACCGCCCTGTCGCCGGAAAAGCGGCGAGTGATGCGCAATCGTGCTCGCTATGAGCGTGCCAATAACTCGTACCTAGCGGGCATGTCTGCCACGCTCGCCAACGATCTGGTCGGCACCGGGCCGCGGCTGCAGTTGATGGACGATTCCGAGGCGGCTCGTGCCGTCGAGAAAGCGTTTTTCAACTGGTCTTGGCAGGTCGACATGGCGGCGAAGCTGCGAACGATGCGGGAATCGCTCGTCACTGACGGCGAAGCGTTCGCCATGATGATTACCAACCCGCGACTGCCTGGCGTGCAGCTGGACCTGCGGCTCGTCGAAGCCGAAATGGTCAGCGAGCCGGTCAATCCGGTGTCGCCGAGCGTCACGCCTGACGGGTCTACGGTCGACGGGCTTGAGTTTGACGCCGTTGGCAACGTCGTGGCGTATCGCGTGCTGAACTACCACCCAGGTGCCAACTTCCGCGTCAACGCTTTGGAGTACCAGCGTGTTCCGGCGGCGCAGATGGTGCACTGGTTCCGCCCCATTCGTCCTGGCCAGCATCGCGGGCTTCCCGAGGTGGTGCCAGCGTTGCGTCTGTTCGCCCAGCTGCGGCGATACACCGAGGCGGTATGTGCCGCCGCAGAGACGGCCGCCGACTTCGCTGGCTTCCTGCGGACGAACTCGCCCGCCGCCGAAGTGGACGAGGTCGAAGCGTTTGCCGAGATGCCGATTGAGAAGCGGACGATGGTCACGCTTCCAGACGGTTGGACGTTCGAGCAGTTGAAAGCCGAGCAGCCAACGTCCACGTACGCGATGTTCAAGCGCGAGCTCATCAACGAGATCGCACGCTGCCTGCAGCTGCCGTTCAACGTCGCTGCCTTGGACTCGTCGTCTTACAACTACGCCAGCGGTCGCATGGATCATCAGGTCTACGCGACGACGCAGAAGATCATGCGCGATGACATTGAGCGCGTGATGCTGGACCGCGTGCTGTCCGCATGGGTCAACGAAGCCACACTCGCAGGCGTGCTTCCCGATGGTCTGCCGCCGTTCTCCGAGTGGGATTGGGGCTGGCAGTGGGACGGCAAAGAGCACGTTGATCCAGCCAAGGAAGCCAACGCCGCCGAGACGCGACTGCGGACGCACACGACCACGCTGGCAAGTGAATACGCCAAGCAAGGCAAGCAGTGGGACGTCGAGTTAAGGCAGCGTGCCGCCGAGGTGGCGCTGATGAAAGAGCTCAATCTCTTTGTCGACTTTACGCCGGAAACGAACTACGGCGGAACGCTTGACGAGAACGGCGAACCAATGGGGGCGCAATGAACGCAATCAAGCTGGATTCTGGCGTCACGTTTTTGCAGGCCGCCGAAGGCGATTCGGCACCGGCTGGCAAGAAGTTTCGCATCGTCGCCTACACCGGCGCACAGATTCGCCAAGGCTGGAGCCGCGAGCCGGTCGTCATCGACATGGCCGGGATGCAGCTGCCGGCGACTGTGCCGGTAGTGGTCGGTCACGACTATGCACTTGGCTCTATCGTCGGGCAGGGTCGCCCGTTCATTGAGGCCGGGCAGATCATTGTTGAGGGCGAGATCCTCGCCGACAACGAGAACGCTCGGCAGGTCGCTGCCCTCGGTGCCGCTGGCTATCAGTTCCAGGCGAGCGTTGGTGCCGACGTCCGCAGGCACCAGAAGATCGACGCTGAAGGCGTCACCACCGTCAACGGCACTGCCCACATTGGGCCAGTGCGAATCGTCAAAGCCTCATCGCTGCGTGAGGTTTCGTTCGTCACCTTGGGCGCTGATGCAGCTACCAGCGTCGCCATTGCCGCCGAAGAGGCGGCAGAGGAGTCAGTCATGGCGGACCACGCCAGCGAGAAGCCCGCCGACGTCATTGAGACGCCGGTGGAAGTCACGGCGAGCGTCGCCGTGGAGACCAAGCCCGAGGTCGATCACGCTTCTGTGATCGCTGCTCTTACCGAGAAAGTCACCAACATGGAAAAGCTGATCGCGACCCGCGACGAGCGGCCCGCCGCCCCGTCGGTGCATGTCGTGGCGAACGTCGCCCCGACTGCCGAAGTGATCGAGGCGAGCTTTGCCCTCCAGGGCGGGCTGCCGAATGTCGAGAAGCAGTACGACGCCAAGACGCTGGAAGCCGCCGCCAAGATTCAGCGGACCAGCAGCCTCGGCGAAGTCCTGCTCTCGGCTGCTGCGGAAGGCGGTTACACCGGCCCGCGCAAGATTTCCGCTGCGACCCTGCGTCCGATCCTCGCTGCGGCGTGGGCCACGCACAGCATCAGCGGCATCCTGTCGAGCACCGTGAACAAGTTCCTTCTCGCCGGCTTCAACGGCGTTGAGGGCTCGTGGCGGTCGATCTCGGCGGTGCGTAGCGTCAACGATTTCAAGGCGCTGACGAGCTACCGGCTCAATGGCGGCATGAAGTTTGAGAAGGTAGCCAACGGCGGCGAGCTCAAGAACGCTGCCGTCAGCGACGAGTCGCGGACGATCTCGGCGGACACCTATGGCATCATGACGTCGGTCACTCGCGCCGACCTCATCAACGATGACCTTGGTGCCCTGACCGCGGTGCCGCAACGGATCGGCCGTGGTGGTGCTCTGAAGCTGAACGACGTGTTCTGGGCTTCGTTCCAAGACGATTCGGCGTTCTTCACGACTGCCCGTGGTAATAAGAAGACCACGGCGGGTGCGCTGTCGCTGTCCAACCTCAAGGCGATTGCCACGCTGTTCCGAAAGCTCAAGGATGCGGACGGCAACCCGGTTGCGGTTGATCCCCGCATCCTGCTTGTCCCGGCGGACATTGAGCTTGCCGCTGCGGAGATCATGGGCTCGTCGCTTCTGGTTGGCGGCTCGTCCGCTGGCCCGGATCGCAACGTGCTTGCCGGTCGGTATCAGGTCGTCTCGACCAGCTACCTGTCCAGCGCCGAGGACTACTACCTGCTTGCTTCGCCGGCCGACCTGCCGGTGATGGAAGTGGCGTTCCTCAACGGCGTGCAGAGCCCGGTGGTGGAGACGGCGGAAGCCGACTTCAACACGCTCGGCGTGCAGATGCGTGGCTACTTTGACTTTGGCGTGTCCAAGGCCGAGTACCTCGCCGGCGTCAAGGCCGACGCGACTTGATCGTAAACCGTGACCGCCGGGCGGGAGCCCAAACCCGCCCGGCGGCATGATTCCAAACCTCTCCATTTCCAAAGAAAGCAGGTGATCTAATGGCTTCCTATCTCCAGAAGGGCGATGTGATTGAGCACGCGCCGTCTGCTGCTGTTTCTGCTGGTCAGCCGGTCCTCGTCGGTTCCAGCCTGTTGACGATTGCCACGCAGCCCATCGCTGCCAACGCCGCTGGCTCTGTTTCCACGGTTGGTGTGTGGGACATCGCCAAGGGCACTGGCAACGGCACTGCGATCAGCGCGGGCACTGTCCTTTACTGGGACAACGCCAACGCCGTCGTGACCTCCAGCAGCAACGGCACCGTCCGCTGCGGCGTGGCGGTTAGCTCGGCTGCCAATGCGGCTGCGAGCGTTGCGTTGAAGCTGAACGGCTGATCTTGTCCCGTCCCACTGCAAGCCGCCGGCCCGTGCGTCCATCCTTTCCGCCGGGCCGGCGGTCTTGTAGTCAGAGGTGCCCATGTCCGACCTACTCGCCAGCGGTGCGGCGTGGCTCGCAGGCCAGTTGTCGGCGAGTGCGTCGCGGTCTGTTCGCTACGCTCGAGGTGTGGACTACGGCACGGTCAGTGCCACAATTGGTACAAGCCGCTTTGAGTCTCAAGGCACAAGCGGCGTCGTTGAAATGTGGGAGTCTCGGGATTTTGTGATCAAGGCTGGCGCATTGCCTTTCGGCGAGCCGCTGCGGCATGACAAGATCATTGAGACGCTCAACGGAGCAGACGTCACGTATGAGGTGACAAGCCCTCGTGGTGTGCCGGTGTTTCACTACGGCGACCCGTTCCGGCAGACGGTGCGAGTTCACACGATTGCTACAACAGAGTCCGCTGGCGTCGCTCCGACGCTCAGGCGTCGATTCTGGGGCTCGTTCGCTGCCACGACCATCACTGACCAGCAGATCGTGGCAAGTCTCTCCGGTGACCTCGGAGGCTCTCGGGCACAGTCCCGCACGATTGCGGCTGCCACTGCGTACATCTACGTCGTCCTTCCGACGTCCTTTGGCGCTCCGACGTTTGCCGTGAGCGGACTGACGTCCTCCGCCTGGGAAGCGACGCAGCGGACCATCACGTTTACGGGTCAGTCTGCGACAAGCTACGGAATCTACCGCTCGACGTATCCGATCACGGGAACCGTCAACCTTGTGGTGTCGTGATGGCAATCATAAAGGGAACCAACGTGCTCGCGCCTGTCGTGCCATTCGACACGACCGACAGCCACGCATCGCACGAAGCACGCTACGGCAAGGGCGGCTATCGCAGCGTGGCCGACACCGCCGAGAGGGACGCCATACCGGCGCTGAGGCGAGAGGCGGGGATGCTGGTCTTTACGATCAACACGCAAAAGGCGTGGCGACTGAACGACAACCTTACAACGTGGACTGAAGTAACGGCGATCAACGAACCACAACTCATAGACGGGGGTAATTTCTGATGGCAAACGTCTTACGAATTAAGCGAAGCACGGGGTCGACTGCGCCGAGTTCGCTCGCTAATGCGGAGCTTGCTTACACCGAGGGGAGCGGTGGCACCCTCTGGATTGGCGTAGGCACGGGCGGGGCGGGCGGCTCCGCAACGACTGTCCAAGCCATTGCGGGCGGTTCGTTCGCGACAAAGAGCTACGTCGACACCGCAGTCTCTGGTCTTGGGGGCGTCTCTAGCGTCGCGTTGTCGCTGCCCAACGTGTTCACCGTCTCGGGCTCACCCGTCACGACGAGCGGCACGCTCTCGGCAACCTTGGCAACGCAGCCAGCCAATCGCATTTTCGCTGGGCCTGGCACTGGTGCCGACGCTTCGCCGTCGTTTCGCGCTCTTGTCGCGAGCGACATTCCCGACATCTCTGGCACGTATCTGACGACTAGCTCGGCGTCGTCCACGTACCTGCCGCTGGCGGGCGGCACGATCTCCAACAACCTGACGATCTCGGGCAACCTGACAGTCTCGGGGACGACCACGACGATCAACTCCACGACGCTTGCGGTGGCCGACAAAAACATCGAGCTCGCTAAGGTAGCGGACCCGACAGACGCAACGGCAGACGGCGCAGGGATCACTGTCGTCGGCGCGTCCAATCACACATGGAATTGGGTTGACGCGACCGACGCTTGGACGAGCAGCGAGCACATCAACCTCGGCAGCGGAAAGGCGTACTACATCAACGGCACCAGCGTGCTGAATGGCACGACGCTTGGTAGCGGCGTCACAGCCTCCAGCCTGACGAGCACAGGCACTGTCACGTCTGGCACGTGGTCGTCAACGATTGACAACACCACCATCGACTGCGGGACGTTCTAGATAAATGGCGAGCACCGTACTCATACTGCGCAGCACGACCGCCGGCAATGTGCCGCCGTCGCTCGCGTCTGGGCAGATCGCGTTGAACGAGGCCGACGGGCGGCTGTATTACCGCAGCGGTGCTGGTGCGGTGGCGAAGTTTGGCAGCGTCGAGTCATACGCATCGGCGGCGTCATTCCCCGCTGCCGGGTCTGCGTCCACGCTGTACCTGGCGACTTCAAGCGGCAGGCTATACCGCTGGGCTGACAACACGGTCTACGCGGAAGTGGGGGCGATTGGCGGAATCGCTGACAGCATGGACGGAGGCTTCTACTGATGGCTTTCCCTTTATCGCCGACAAGCGGCCAGCAGGCCACGGAAGGCGGCCGGCTCTACCAATGGAACGGCAGCAACGCATGGGAGCTAGTTGCGAACGTCGCGGGCCACGCCAGCACGCACGCAAGCGGCGGCAGTGACCCGGTGACGCTTACTGTCTCGCAGATCAGCGACTTGGCCGCCGGCAACAACGCCGCGGCACGCATGTACCTTTGGCAGACATTTCGCTAGGAGTTCGCAATGGCAACCAGCCCAGCATTCGCAGTCACGCCTCGCATCGGTGCCGTGTCTATCGCCACTGCCGATAGCTCGTACACGGCACCCAGCAACGTCGGCACGGTCCTCACGGGCGTGGCGGCAGGCACAAGGATCGCCGAGGTGGTTGTGAAGTGCGCGGCAACGTCATCTGCTGCAATTGTGCGGCTGTTCGTGTACGACAGTTCCACAACCACGTATTACATCTTCGACGAAGTGACCGTGGCCGCAGCCACAGGCTCGTCCACCGTTCAGCAGACCCGCGTCAGCGTCGTCTACAACAACCTGATTCTGCCGTCCGCGTCATGGTCGCTGCGAGCGACGACAAGCGTTTCGCAGGCCACGCATGTCACGGCCCTTGGCGCGGACCTATGAACGCTGGCATCGTTCGGCAAGCATACTCGTCAATTGGGACGCCCGCTGGATTGCTTGGCAAGCCGGCCCCTGTCCCGACGCCGATGGCTGCGACAGGCGAGCCTGATTGGAGATCATCGCTGCCGGTCGCTTCGTATCGCGCATCCGTAGCGCGAACGATTGCGACTAGCACAGTCTCTGACACGGTAGCCACGGTCGGCGCGGCCGGTTCGTATCCCGGGTCATTGGGACACATTGGGGCCGTTGTCTTGACTGACGGCAGGATTTTCTGCTTCCCGTTCAACGCAACGCAGGCCCGCGTTTACGATGCTCGGTCGGACATTGCGTCTGTTGTGGGACCAGCCAACTCGTTCCCCGGCGCTGGGGGATACGGGTCCGGTGTCCTCATGCCAGACGGCAGGGTGTTCTGCTCGCCGCGTGGCGCAGGCATAGGACGAATGTACGACCCAAAAACAGACACGGTGAGTACGGTCGGCGCTGCCGGGTCAATGTCTGGTGGCTATGACGGTGCCGTGATCCTGCGAGACGGCCGCGTGTTGTGTTGTCCGTTTGGGGCGGGCGCGAGTAACACAAACGTGCGGCTGTATAACCCACGCACGGAATCCATTGAGACTTACGGGATCATGCCGGCGGGGGCAAATCTGTATCAGGGCGCAGTGTTGCTTCATGATGGTCGCGCGTTTCTTGTTCCACGCAACGCTACACAGGCTAGGGTGTTTGACCCAGCGACAAACACGCTCGCGACAGTCGGGCCTGTCAATTCTTTCCCTGGCAGTAATGCCTATGCTGGCGGCGTCCTGTTGGGCGACGGCCGCGTAGTCTGCATACCATTGTCGGCGGATCGCATCCGCATTTACGACCCGGACGTGGATCGGGTGTATACGGCAGGCGCGGCTGTGTTTCCTGGTGGCTTTGCATATATCGGTGGAGTTCTGCTGCCAGACGGAAGGGTCGCCTGCGTCCCCGCCATCGCCACGCAAGTGCGAGTCTATGATCCGGTTACAAATACGGTGTCAGCCGTTGGGCCGTCGACCTTTCCCGGCAATTCCGCATACAATTGGGGCGTATGCACGCCAGATGGGCGCATGTTCTGCGTTCCGGGGAACGCTACTCAGGCTAGGACATTCGGTGGCGCTAATTCGTCGTTCAGTTTCAACGTGCTGCTCTCTACTTACTACAACAAAACATGATCTGGTTCACACACAGCGACGCTTCTGTCGCCACTGTTATCTCCATAAGCGAACGCGACTACACGCTGGCGTCATACGCGTCGGCGGGGCAACAGCGCACCGGCGTGCCATTGCAACAGTGGACGCTAATCGGGACGCCAAACTCCACCGACATCACGTCGGCGCTTGGCGACGGATGGACGAACGAGAGCGTCGATTTGCCTGTGGAGCGGTCAGTGCCTGCGAGCGTCTCGGCACGCCAGATTCGCCTCTGGCTCGTCCGCCACGGCGTGTCGCTCGCCCAGGTCGACGCGGCTATCGACGCGATTCATGACCAGCAGCAGCGTCAGGAGGTAAGGGTGGAGTGGGACTACGCGCCATACGTTGAGCGGTCTCACCCGTTCTTGGTGCCGCTCGCTGCGGCCCTCGGCCTGAACGAGAGCCAGGTCGACGAGGCGTTCCGCGAGGCTGCGACGATCTAGGGCATAGGCGGGTTAGTTTGCGTGTCCGCGCCTGCAAGATGACGCCACTAGGAGCGTGCCGATGCCTACGTTTTCCCAACTGCCAGGCGATCTCACGATCACGCACGTGATTTCCGATGAGGTCAATTTTACGCTCGACCTCGACGTAGATGTCACTGGGTACACGTTCACTGCTGGCGTCTACGTTGTTGCCACGTCTGGCTTTCAAGGCGGCGGCGGCGGAACCATCCCAGAGGTTGGATCTGTGGTTTTTGCGCCAAGCATCACGGTTGCAAATGCCGCAGCCGGCACGCTGACCTGGGGTGCTAGCGAAACGCAGACAGCTGGGCTCTCTGCTGGAGTCCGCTATCGGCACTACGTTCGCTGGGTCGCTCCAGGCAGCGTCACTCGCACAATCGTCAGCGGCGACTACATCCCGGTTGCCCCATGAGCAACATAACGGTCAACGTCACCAATCCGGGTGCCGCCAACGTCTCGGTGTCTGGCGGCAGCACCGTCAACGCCACAGTCGGCAATGGCGGCACAGTTGCAGTTGGCATTGGCTCGATATCGCCTGGCAACGCCACTGTCGTCAGCGGCACGCTGACGATCAACAGCACGACCACGCTGTCGGCTGGCTCATCTGCCTACGCCAAGAACGTGGGCACGGCATACGCTGCGGCGATTGATCTTGGTATCCCGGCCGGGGCGTTCACGAACGTCGCGGTCGGCAACACGACCACGCTATCGGCTGGCAGCAATGCCACCGTCGCCGGGACGGCGAGCGGCTCCAATCTGACGCTGGCATTCGGGATTCCGGCCGGTGCCGCTGGGCAAAACGGCACCAATGGAGTCAACGGCACGAACGGAATCACGCCGTCGTTCGCTATCGGCAACGTCTCGACGGTGGCTGCGGGCGGCTCTGCCAGCGTGACGGCGGCCACGAGCAACAACGGGGCAAACGTCACGCTCAACTTTGCCATCCCTCAAGGTGCCGATGGCACTGGCGGCTCCAATGTCACGCTGTCGGACTCCACGCCGTCCAATCTGGGCACAGCGTCCGCAGGCTCAAGCAACCTCGCCGCTCGAGGCGACCACGTCCACGCCCTGCCTGTGATCGCCTACGCCAACCTGTCGGGCGTGCCGACAAACTTCGCCACGAATACGACGCTCGTGTCTGGGCTGTCGGCTGGCTACTCGGCGGCCAACCACGGCCACAACTACGTCACCGCGCTGAACAACCTGACAGGGGCGCTGACGCTGGCGGCTGGCGGCAACGTCTCGATATCGTCCGCCAATAGCACGCTGACGATTTCGGCGAGTGCCGGGCTGGAAGAAAACGGCACGGTGGACGGCGGCAGCTACGTGGGCGAAATCCTTGGCGGAATCACGTTTACGACGCAGCCGCAGAGTCAGACGATCACGGTCAATGGCACTTTGGTGTCGTTTGGCAATATTACGCCAAACGCCAATATCAACTCCACGGTGTCTGCTGGAGTGTCGTCGTATGGCAATAGGCTCTATGCCTCGACAACGGCCGCTGGTGACGTTTGGTTCTCAGAAAACAGCGGCACGACGTGGAGCCAGCTAGCGCTTCTCACTGGGTATAGCGGCACCAGCGGCGTCCCGATGGCTTTTGCATCTAACGGAACCAGAACGCTTTTCACGACCGGACTCGGCAACCTCGACGCTCGCTATTCCGACAACGCCAACCTGTCGGCGTCGGCTCAGGTGACTGGCCTGCGGGCGCTGGCGGTTGCGTACCTTCCTGCGGTTGGAAGATTCACTGCGAGCGGCACGTTCGTGGACGACGGCAATGTTTATGGTGGCGTGATCATGTCTTCGACCGATGCCGTCAATTGGACTATTCGTGTTAACGGCGGCACGCCTACGCGATACAAACGGATGTTTGTGGTTTCGGGTCGTTGCGTGGCGATGCAGAACGAGTACGGAGACGGCGGCAGCTCTGTCTCTGCCGACGGCGTCTCGTGGTCAAGCGTGTCGGTGGGATACGCGCCGTCAGGGGCAGCCGCAAACGCATTGAGAATTGTCGCTGTCGATGGCTCAACGAGCACTCGGTACACGTCCGACGGACTGACGTGGACGGCCGGCACGCTGCCAGTAGAGTGCGACCGCATTGACTACGCCGCCGGGCTGTTTT